AGCAGTTTCCGGTGCCGGCCGTGATCGGCGGCGGCAACCCGGCCGGCGCCCGGCGCTGGGAGCAGCTGGTCGAGATCGTCGGCGATCCGGTGGCCACGCGCATCGTCAAATGGGCGCCCGGCGCCGACCTCTACATCCCGTCGCTCAAGGAGGTGGTCTGGTCGCGCACCCAGGACCAGATCCGCGCCGAGTTCGACCGCCTGACCACCACCGGCGGCTACAGCGTGCGCGAGGCGACCTTCGAACTCGGCCTAAAATACGGCTGCAGCCGCACCGCCATCGAAAACGCGCTCGCCAAGCCGGACAACGTGCTGGGCGAAGCAGCGGCAGAGATGCCGGCGCAGGGGGCGTTATTTTGATTGGGTATCCGGATTTAGTGGTTGATTCCGGCCACCTGGACGGCTGAGCGAACAATCACTTTCTTCGGATTCACTGGTTGATAAAATAATTTGTTCTATACGCACAAAACACTTGCAATTAAGTTTTGTGCGTATATAATAGAACTCATGGAAGGCAACAACGCCAACCAGCCGCACCTCGGGGAATCAGGGGTAGGAGAAACAAAATGAGCAACATCGAAAAGCTGACCAAGACGCTGGACATGGTTTCCGCGCGACAAGCTGAAGTCACCACCTCTGAAATGCGCATTCGTGGCATGAGCAACATCGACAGCATCATGCCGGCCTTTGGCCCGTGCTGGATGCAGTTCGCCACCCTCTCAATCAAGCGCATCAACGAAAAAGACTGCCCGGTCTATAACGTGAGCGCAGAGCAGTTCTCGACCTACCTCACCGCCAAGCGCGAATTCGTAACCAAGTAAAAGGACAGCGGCCATGACACACGACAATCGTGGCCGCCTTACCGTCAATACTGACGGTAACTGGCGGCTCTATACCAACACCCTCCCGATTAACTCAACACCCCTTGGCACCGTCACGCGAGACGAGGCGGACACCGGAGCCCTGGTGCGCATCGAAGCGACCGGCGCTTATGTCCAAGTCAATGCGTCCGTTATTCGCTCCCTGGACGGCCGAAAGGTTGCCGCTGCCCTTGGAACTGCCGGCCGACCGTCTGAGATATCCGGAGGAAAGAAGGTGAATACCTACCTTGACGCTGAGAGCATCGCCATCGCCACGCGCCTTGGCAATGGAAATGTCAGCGAAGGCATTCGCAAGGCGCTCAAACAATCGGTGTCGACGGAATAATCGCCGTTTAAGCAAGCCCCTCAAGCCCCGCCCCGAGCGGGGCTTTTTATTGCCGGGCGTCCAAGCGCTTTCCCCTGACCGGCGCTCGCGCGCCCGCGTAGCCTGCCGGGTATGCCCTGCCGAACCTGCCAGCACTTCGTTTCCTCTGAAAAAGCCGCTCAGCGCGCCGTGCTGGCTGGCTTCGGCTATTGCAATGCCGCCCCCAGCCCCGAGCTGCGCGCCCGTTTTTTCCGTGACGACAGCGAGTGCTGGCTAACCCCGAGCCGTTATCAGGAGCGCCGCCCATGAAGATCACCGCTGCCGGTAAATTCTGGATTCCCTATCTGGCGCTGGTCGGGTTGGGTGTTGCGTGGTGCATTTTCGCATGACGACCAACCGTTACGCCTCGCGAAAATTCATCCTGGCCATGCTCAGCCTGGCCAGCGCGACCTGGCTGGTTTCCAGCGGCGCCATCACGCCGGGCGTCTATCAATACGTCGTACTCGGCACCGTCGGCGTCTACATCGCCGGCAACGTCAGCCAGAAGTGGGTCGAAAAGCAGGCGGCGAAAGTCGAGGCGACACCGTGAGGGAGCGTATCGCCGTTGGTCTGCTATCACTCTCGCTGCTCGGGTTTGTCGGGCGAGCGATGCAGGAGGATTACACCGCTGCTGCCGTAATCCCGGTGCCGGGCGATGTGCCGACTGTCGGCATCGGATCGACCCGACGCGACGACGGCACGCCGGTGCGCCTGGGCGACACGATTACCGTACCGAAGGCGATCCGCCGCGCGGTGACCGACATCTCGGAAGACGATAACGTGTTGCGCCAATGCTTTGGCGATGCCGAGCTTTATCAGCACGAGTGGGATGCCTATTCCAACCTCAGCTACAACGTCGGCCCCGGCAAGGTCTGCCAGTCATCCATCGTGACCAAGGTGCAGGCCAAACGCTATGAGGCCGCCTGCAACACCATCCTGGATTTCTACAAGGCCGCCGGCAAAGACTGCCGCGTACGCGCCAACGACTGCTACGGCGTCTGGCTTGACCGCCAGCGCATGACCCGGTTGTGCCTGACGGGCGAGTATCCGAAGGAATGGAGAGCGCGATGACCCGAGGTTTCCGAAAAGCCGTGTTTGCGGTGCTGGCTGTCTTTGTCATGGGCGTGGTCGCCGTCGGCGTGCGCATCGTGCAACTTGTTGAGGCGCTTCCATGAACCCGGAAACCATTAAGACCGTGATCGTCGCCGTCATCGCCGTGCTGCTTTTTGCGGCCGGCTGGGTGACGGAAGGCTGGCGCAAGGATGCCGAGATCGACCGTATCAAGCTGGAGCACGCGAACGAGCGCGCCGATGCCGAGCGGGCTACTGCCGCAGTCATCACCGCTGCGCTCAAGCACGGCAACGAGCTGGCCGCCCGGGTCACGGCCGCCGAATCCACCCGCGACACCGCGTTACAGGAGACTCAGGATGCGTTACGCAAAATCACTACTGGCAAGCCTTGCCTGTCTGGCGCTGCTGTGCGCCTGCTCAACCAGTCCAACGGTATCAAGCCGCCTGACCTGCCCGCCACCCCCGGCCAGCCTGCTGGCGCCGATGCCCCCTTTGCCACCGATACCGACGTCGGGCAATGGGCCGCCAGCGCCATCCGCCACTACGACACCTGTCGCGGTCGACTCGACGCGATAGCCGATTTTTACAAGGATGCAGATCAGTGACGAAACACGTCATTCCTCCGCCGCAGCGCGCCCAGATCGTCGACGCCGCCGACCGCGCCTATGAAGCGATTCGCGGGCATGTCGGCAACAGCTTCGAGGTGGCCGACGCGCTGCGCCGGCTGGCGCATGAATGCTGGCTGGCCGGGCTTGAGCATGGCCTCAAGGGCAAGCCGGAGGGCGGGGAATGACTACCGTCTTTGACCGTGCGCAAGGGCGTGAGCAAGAGTTTCGCGATGACGCGCTCACCGAGCAGAACCGCCGCGCCGGATTGGCCGGAAAGACGATCGATGACAGCGCGCTGGAATGCCGTCACTGCGAAGCGCCGATTCCCGAGCTGCGACGGCAGAGCTATCCGGGCGTGCAAACGTGTGTCAAATGCCAGAGCGACATTGAGCGCCAGGGGTTTGTGGATTGGGGGATGGCCGAATGATGGTGACGATTGAGCTTTGGCACCTGGTGACGCTGCTGCTGGCGTTTTTTGGGTGTGTCGCCAGTTTCGGGAAGATCCTGCTGCATCAATTCGAGAAGCGCCAGGCAGAGCGTTTTGACGCCCAGGACGAATCGCGCAAGGAGTCGCAGGCGCACTGGGATCAACGCTTTACATCCTTGGATGCCTCGAGCCGCGAATGGTCGCGGATCGAAAAAGATTTCCTGCGCTGGCAGGCTGAGCTGCCTTTCCGCTACGTGCTGCGCGATGACTACGTGCGAAACCAGACGGTGATCGAAGCCAAGATGGATGCGATCGCCACGCGCCTGGAAAACCTGAAACTAAGGGGAGTTGTGCAATGAATATCGACGCCGCGAAAATCCGCCGCGAGAGCCTGCGCTGGTACTTGATCCTGGCGCTTTACAACGCGCGGCCGGAGGAACTCTGCGAGGAGATCATCCAGGGCACGATGCGCGCCATTTACCCGGATGTGTCGCCGATGGAAGTGCGCCAGCAACTGGATTACCTGGCCGACCGCGAACTGGTCAAGCTGCGCAAGGAACCTTCCGGCCGCTGGTGGGGCGACCTGACCCGCTTCGGCACCGACCTTGCCGAATACACGGTCGACTGCGAGCCAGGCATTGCCCGGCCTGTTAAGTACTGGTACTGACGATGGGCCGCCAGTCGAGCATTACGGCGCTGCCCGAGGAAACCCGCCAGGCACTCAACCGGGAGCTGGCGGCGCGCAATTTCAGCGGCTATGAGGCGCTGGAAGACTGGCTGCGCGATCAGGGATTCGAGATCAGCAAGAGCGCGATCCACCGCTACGGCCAAAAGATCGAAAGGCGCATGCAGGCGATCAAGGCCAGCACCGAAGCGGCCAAGATGATCGTCGAAGCGGCCGGCGACGACCAGGATGCGCGCAGCGAAAGTGTCATTGCCCTGGTGCAAACGGAGATGTTCGATTCGATCATCGCGATTCAGGAGGCTGGCGACGAGGATGGCGAAAACAAACTGACCCCGGCCGAACGTCTCGGAATGATGAGCAAGGCAGCGAAGAACATCGCCACGCTGGCGCGGGCGAGCATCGCGCAGAAGCAGTTCAAGACGGTGGTACAGGCTCGGGCATCAGAGGTCGCCGACAAGGCGGCCCGACTGGCGAGCAAGGGCGGCTTGTCGCCTGAAAGCATCGCCGAACTGCGCCGCTCCATCCTGGGCATTGCTGCCTGATGGTCAAGCCGAAACGCCTCGTCGATCCCAAGCCGTCGCGCAATCCGCTGGCGGCCGCGCTGGAAGGCGCCGGCAAGTTCAACCCGCCAGCCGCGCTGCTGCTGTATCAGCAGGAATGGGTGGCCGATGATTCGCCGCTCAAGATCGGCGAGAAGTCGCGCCGGATCGGCCTGACCTGGGCGGAGGCTTCCGACAACGTACTGACCGCCGCCTCGGCGGACGGCAGCAACGTGTTCTACATCAGCGCGACGCAGGACATGGCCATCGAGTACATCGAGGCCTGCGCGATGTGGGCGCGGCACTTCGACATGGCCTCGGCCGAGATCGAGGAAGGCATCTTCATCGACGACGATGGAGAGGGCAACACCAAGGAAATCAAGACTTACAAGATCGATTTCCCGAAGTCCAGCCACCGCATCGTCGCGCTGTCGTCGCGCCCGGCGAACCTGCGCGGCAAGCAGGGTCTGGTGGTCATCGATGAGGCCGCGTTCGCGCCCGATCTGGCCGGCCTGATCAAGGCGGCGATGGCGATGCTGATGTGGGGCGACAGGGTGCACATCCTGAGCACCCATAACGGCGACGACAACCCGTTCAACGAGCTGATCAACGAGGTGCGCTCCGGCAAGCGCAAGGGCACCGTGCATCGCATCACCTTCCAGCGC